GCTATTCAAAGACACATCATTCGCCACAAATAATTTATTATTTAATGTTGTATCATCTACTGTGAATAATTTGCTATTCAAAGATACATCCCCTGCAACCAATAAATTGGAATTCAATGAAGTATCATTCATAACATCCAAATTCGACTGAAGAGTTACTGATCTATTTACATTTAATGTGCTGTCTAACTGAACTGATTGCCCAACATTTAATTTTCTATTGAAAGACACATCATCTAGTGTAAATAATTTGCTATTCAATGACACATCTCCAGCAACTAATAAATTGGAATTTAATGAGGCATCTTTCATAACAATCAAATTTGATTGTAGACTAGTGGATTTATTTACATTCAATATGTTATCAAATTGGACTGCTTGACCAACATTCAGTTTATTATTGAAGGAGACATCATCCACAGTAAATAATTTACTATTCAAAGAGACATCCCCAGCAACCAATAAATTGGAATTTAATGAAGTATCATTCATAACGTCCAAATTCGACTGAAGAGTTACTGATTTATTTACATTTAATGTGCTATCTAACTGAACCGCTTGTCCAACATTTAATTTGCTATTGAAAGACACATCATCCACTGTAAATAATTTACTGTTCAAAGAGACATCCCCAGCAACCAATAAATTGGAATTTAATGAAGTATCTAGCATAACATCCAAATTCGACTGAAGTGTTGTTGAGTTGTTTACATTCAATGTGCTGTCTAATTGTGTTGCTCTAACTACATTTAATCTACTAGAAAGAGTAGTATTTAATGCCACATTTAATGTAGAATTCAATGTAGTTGCTCCTTCTACTTGTAATTTTTCAGACACATATTCAGAACCTGTAATATTTACACTTCCAGATACATCCAATACAGGATAATCACGATTCAATAAATAAGGAAAATGATTATATACCAATGCAGTTACTCCCGAATCAGGGGTCGTATATTCTGTTAACACATTAGTTATAGCAAATGACTTTGCATTATCACTAATAGATAATATACTTTTTCTTGTTAAATGGTCATATAATATGGATTTTGTTCCCGATTTATCAATGAGTGTATCAGGCACATCATTCCATACACTCAAACTAACATCCGAATACAATAATCCAAATGTATTTGCTTTTTCATATAATACAATAGCTTTGTTATTCATAGGCATTTGAACAGAAAATAAATCATATCCAGTCTTTGCTATTTTTGTCCATGTAGTTTCATTTGTTGTAAATGCCAATATTCCATTTCCAATAATAATAGCATTGCTTGGATCAGAAACATATAAATCAGTATAACCTGATAATCCAGTAGTAATATTTCGAATAGTAGAACTTGTAGGAAGAGTAAAAGATAATGTTAAAGATACTATCCGATCGTTACATAACACATAAAGTATGTTGTCATATCCATGAATTTTCTTAATTTCAGTAGCCCCTGTAATTTCTGTAATATTGCTGGGTTCTGCTACATTACCAACATTCATAGTATAAACTTTGTTGTATGGTGCTACATCACCTTGTTCACTTGTCACCAATATATATTCAGTAGCATTAGTAGGTTTAACAACATATACACTTGACGTTTTTCCTGCTCCCACTCCTTTTTCATTTCCTGAACTACCTTCATGTTGTGTCCAGTTATTTCCACCATCTTCGGATTTTTGATATTGATATGAAGTAAGATTTGTGTTAGGAGCATTAACATCCGTGATTAGTAATATATTGGAATTATTATAGGAGTAACCAATATAGCTACCATTTGTCAATGTTATTATAATACTGCCTATTAATTTTTTCGTCCATGATTGACCACCGTCAGTGGTAACATAAATGTCTCTTAGATTACGTTTTAATGTAACTACACCAAATAATGAATTCTCGCGAGAAAAAGACATACTGTTTATTTCTCCATTTGCAATCCCACGAATATGAATTTCACCATGCCCTATTTTAGTTTTTCCATTTACATCTAAGGAATACTGATTTAATGTAGGGGTTAATGTATTAATACCCATGGTAGTGCGGTTATATCCAGAATTTGTTCCTTCTTGAATGAAATAATTAGGGACAAAAGACGTATCCGTTGTAGAACTTGTTTCATGGACAACACCCATATAACCTACTGATGAATTCCTATTGTTGGGATGAACACCACCACCCACAATTAAACCTTTTCTATTGCTATTTACCATAGACAAGAAATTGGAAGAAGATACATCTTTACCTACACTTACAATACTAGAACCTACTAGATAATTATTCGAAGAATCAGGCAAATATTGTGATAAGAAACTAGTATGACTATTATCATAAACAGTCATTGTTTCATTAAATAAATGTTGATTCTCTGTTCGGAGTGAAAATACTGATTGTTTATTCACTTTAAATAAATCCGCACTTACATCTACTATATCAATACCATTTCCATATATGGTTACTGTTTTGGATCCTTTTATACTTATATCATCTTGATCTAATTCTATTGTGGATTTACTCAAGTCATTTATATTTTCTTTATTTTGTAATGTTAATTTGCCATTATACTGAATACTTGCTAGCGGTGTATCAATATTGCTACTTATGTCCTTGGTATTATCAAAAAAGTTTATCGATGTAACATTACCATCTATTTTTGTATCTACTCCTGCTCCATGCTTATTTTCAATGATCCGATTACGAAATTTGTTAGCACCTGTATTAATAATTCTTAACATATCTGTTCCACCTATACTATCGAGGTTTCCACACAAATCCACAAAACTTTGAGGAGTTGTTGTTCCAAATCCAATTTTACCAATTGCTGTATTTCCCGAAATAAAATTTTTAGTATTAACAGAACCACTATTAAATGTAAGTTTATTACCTACTTGTAAATTATTTGTAGAGGATCTATCACTGGTAATTACACCTGCATCTGTTCTTGGTGCTACATCTCCTTTCTTTGCTATAATGTTGCCTACCACAATAATATCGCCACCGGCTAATGATAGATTTTTATTGGCTTCAATTTGTTCTAATTCTGTAGTTATACTAGCGACACCACGCGATACAACCCGGTCAGCTATAATCATACCTGCTTCTATTTTTGTCACGGGTTTTGTTTTATTTATTCCACCATAGTTTCTCCATGTTTGTGACATTTATTTATAATACAATGACACTTTTTTACTGCTTATTTTTACTTTTTCCGTTTATTAGTAGAACCTTTCCGTTTATTAGTAGAACCTTTCCGTTTATTAGTAGAACCTTTCCGTTTATTAGTTGTTCTTTTCCGTTTTCTAGACGCTGACACCACACTGGAAACTTTTTTTGTATATTTATTAGGTATTTTCTTGTCCATTCCTTTTAATAAGTAAGGAACCCCATCACGAACTCCCTTTATAATGACATTACCATTGTCATTTATCATGTCTTCCTGTAGAAAATGAACTATATTTCCATTTACTATCTTCTTTTCCATGGTTTGTCTGTGTTCAAACACGTCCATTTTAATATATATTATCTAAATTATATTAAAATAGTCCATTACTGTTACTCACAGTTGTCATTTATAAATGATATGTATTACTTTACAATATTGTCATAAAACTCTAATACTTTGGGATTCGCACAAATTCGTTCTGGTTTAAGTCCTTGTAAATAGACCCCTTCCAAAGTCCTTACACGTGATAATGCTACATAACTTTGTCCGTATTCAAATATTTCTCCTCCCAAGTCCATTGCAACCATATCCATAGAAGACCCTTGACTTTTATGAATACTCATTGCCCAACACAATCGCAAAGGAATTTGTTTGACACCTAAGGTAGGGTTCTCACAAGACTGCCAACAATATGGTTTCATTTCTATTGTTTTTCCATTATTAAAACGCACTACTGGTAATTTGCCTAACTCTGGCGTATTACGAAACTCAATGACCTTTCCTTGGGAACCATTACAAATGCCATTTTCTAGGTCAATATTCATAGTACACATAACAGGGGCTCCTATTTTCAACTCTAATAGTGATTCCGCGGGAGCATCACGGATTAAACGGTTTGTTTCATTTTCAATGTCATATTTAGATGCTTTTTGATATTCAAACAATTCTCGGAATGGAATTTCTTTACCAGTTTCCACATAATTGGTTAAATTGGAAACGGGTTGTATGGTAAAACTTGTTTCTTCGGTTTCTAGTTGATTATACTTTGTCTGATTAACACGGGAAACTATATGGTTTTTGGGATATAATCGCGTCATTGCATCTATTGGCAATTCTTGTTGTTGCCTCTGTGACAATATTTCAATACTCTCTTCTGACAAGTTTCCTACGCGAACTTCGTTTAAAATTTTTTGATACACAGGATCTTTTTGTCTATGCATTGTGGTAAACAATATATGATTCCGTGTTGTAAAGGTTTCTTTCCATATAGGCGATTCAAAACAAAATTGGGATTCCGGTAGATTATTATTTGTACAAACCGGTGGAAGTTGATAAAAGTCCCCTAAAAAAATTACTTGAATTCCTCCCCATAAATCACTATTTTTTTTAATACCACGCATAATTTCTTCAATGATTTCTATCATATAGCACGACATCATACTGACTTCGTCTATGATGATTCCTGTTATTTTCTTCAATCGTTTTACCACGCGGCGATTATTTATTGCTTTCTTTATGATTTCTTCTTTTTTCCCTTTCATTTGTCCCAATCCAAACGTGCTATGAACAGTTTTTGCATTTCCTAATAAAATTGCAGCACAACCTGTTAACGCACAAACAGGCATATATACATTATTTTTTTGTAAAATACGAAGCATAGTTTTAATCCAATAGGATTTCCCTGTTCCTCCAGGACCCGATATAAACAAATTTTCACGTTTACAAAATGTTCTGGCTGCTATTTTTTGTTCTTCACATAATCGGTCAAGCATTGGTTCCTCTACTTGAAATGAAGGAAGAAGTCGTATTTGTTTTGTTTCAGTTAATGGTGTTTTCCTTATAAGGAATTTTTCCATGAATCAATCCAATATCACTTGATTTATAGAGCTACTTTATACTGTTGTGTTATCTTTATACCTATTCATGCTGTATTTCTAGCAACAAGGATATATCTACACCGTCAGTATTTACCAAATTACCATTACTATACAGTAATTTTACATTCATCTTTTGTAGGTCAATCTTACTAGTATAATCACGCAAACTACTAGCTAATAATCCATTACTTTTTGTTGCCACTAATATTTTCCCTACAGAATAAGTAGATGTATCTACTGCAACACGAGCTATTATATGCTTATTAACTACTGATTTATACAAAGGTGTCAAAAAATTGTTTTGATTTCCTGATTGAAATTCGTCAATAGCCAAGTATAAATAAGAAGGAGTATTTACATTTACACAGGTAGTTCCATATACGACAGGTTGACCTGCAGGTCCATATCCAGTAGTATTTTTCCGTAAAACATAACCTGATTCTGCCAAATCATAGGTCAAATCAATGGTTTGTTCTCTGTATCCTAATGTCCATCCCAATGAAGAAGTAAACTGGTCTCGTTTTGTATATCCTTTATCATCTACGGTAAAATCAATAGTCATTATAGATGCATTTGAATAAAAGTTGACAATATTCACACTTCCGCTCAGAGTATTACCAATTACCAAATCTGTAGTATCTGGTTTTTTCAAATTAGATTGGGCGGTTACACGATCAAGACTGGAACTTTGTAATAACGTATTGAGTTGACTAACTAGTTCATTTACTGTGTAGTATCCATCAGGAACGATTATTAAATCCACATATTTTTGGTATCGACTGTCTGTGGTTTGACTTAATGGAATCCATGATATATCTGTGCTTGCTGCATTTTCAGAAGCAACGTCTTCTTTTGTAGCCAAAATGACTGTTTTGTTTGTGGTCGTATCTAATGCTACACTATGGTTTGTTAGTTGGAAACAGTTGTTCCCTAAACCACTCGATATATTATACACCACTCCAGGTATTTCTACACTTTCTACTTTCATAGATCTTACATCCGAGACCCGTTCAGGTAAAGTCATATTGTAATCAATAGTTTCTTGATAATTATAATCATCACGGTATTTTGTATCTAAACTTATCAACTTAGTTTTGGAAGATTTCTGAACATTTGTCATCACCATGTGGCTTCCATATTGCTTTGTTTTAGGTTCCATAAATAATTCATTTGATGAAAATCTGCTCATCTATATTATACTATATAAAAACATATAATATAGGTTATTTATCCAAATACCACTGGTTACTATTTATAGAGTAGCTTGGGGAACTGCCTTTTTGCCTAATTTACCATCATATAGAGAATCAGCAGGAGCATACTTGTTAGTCATACCCTCCTCCATACCCTCTTCTTCCTCCTCATTCTCCATACCCTCTTCCTCCTCCTCCTCATTCTCCATACCCTCTTCCTCCTCATTCTCCATACCCTCTTCCTTCTCCTCATTCTCCATACCCTCGTATAGACCAACCATACGTAATACGAAAACAATGATGAAAAGAGAAATTAGAGAAATGACAATGTTTACAACTTGACGTCCGGTGAGAACTTTTGTTAGTTTTGTAAATAGTTTACCAAACATTTATATACAACTGGGAGAATTTATTTTCCTCCACAACTTTCACATTTTTTACTGTTTTTTATTCGATCAAACATACTCATTCGGAGAACTCGGATATTATATTCAAACGAAGAATTTGTTGTTTGGTTATTTTTTGTTTCCAAAGGTAGTGGTGTTGTTAGCATTTGATTTTTATTATTTGCACTAAATAACATTTTCATAGAAAATTGAATCTATTATACAATCCGTATATATTGTATAAATAACTCATGGATTTCCATACATGTTTCTATTGTCAAAAAACATCTGGTAGTTTTTCAGAACATGAAACTCACGAAGGAATTTGCGGATATCATCATATAAAAAAAAATGATGACCTCCTAAATGATGATACTATTCCAACTTCTGTAATGCAGAATGTAATGCGTTATATGTATACACAACTAAATAAACCTTCTAAAACAAACTTCAAAACAGTGAAAGACTTGTTACATAAAGAAAATATTAGTAAACCAAACTACAACCTACATAAATACATTATTACACATTTTCAAGATTATATGAAGGGAACCTTACAACAGATCCAAGCCAATGATTTTGTAAGTGGAGTCGAATATTTATTAACTAAATTGTTTTCCATTGAAAAACAAGATTTGCCTCTGGTTATGGAATCTTATGGAAAAGTAAAACGGTATTTCCACTTTGTGTTGGACGAAGAAAAAATCAATGTATGGCAACCAATTACTAAACCTAAACTAAAAACGTTGTTTTGTGATATTGAAAAAAAAATACAATGTCATTATGCTAATCAAAACAAGGACCAATCTACTACATTAGACTCTACATTATTCGACAAAATATTTCTTATTGACAAGCAACTGTCCTCTAAACGGTTTGAAAAATATATGGATATCATCGATCGTCGTTGTCTTGTTAGTAGTGAAGATTATCAATCTACTTAGAAAATAATAAATAAAATTGATATATAGATATTTTTATACTAGTGGGTATTAGTATGTCCTCTCATTTTGTGCCTCCTACCTTTTTGGCGTTGAAAAATCCTCATCTACGCGATGCTCGTATTAGTTTCGAAGAAGGACCTCATATTTATACTATTGATGATGTTCGTGGTTCTTATACATCAGTAACTACTTGGAATCACAGTCATTTTCAAGGATTCAATGCAGAAAAAATTGCTGCAGGCATTCTAAAAAAGGACGAATGGAAAAATGATCCAACATATAAATATTATCAAATGCCAGCAGAAGAAATAATAAAATCTTGGAAAGACAACGGAAGTTCTGCATCTGGAAAAGGGACAACACTACATGCAAACATCGAAAACTTTTATAACAACGAACCCGTAAAAGATGATTCTGTAGAATACCAATACTTTGAAGCATTTCAAAAGGACCATAATCATCTCATTCCTTACCGCACCGAATGGATGGTATTTCACGAAGAACTCAAGTTGTGTGGTTCTATTGACATGATCTTTCAAGATCCAAATAGTGATGGTCTTTATATCTATGATTGGAAACGCGTGAAAGATATGGAATATGACACAAAATATAATAAATACGCAATCACCGAATGTATTCAGCATTTACCTGACACGAACTTTCATCATTATTCATTACAACTTAACTTGTATAAAATGATTTTAGAAGCAAAATATGGTAAAAAAGTATTGGGTCTTGCATTGGTTGCTTTACACCCTGACAATGCATATAAAACATACGAAAAACACGATGTTCCTATTCTAACCAAAGAAGTTGCCGATCTAATTGAATTACGCAAATCTCAGGTAGAAACAAATATGTAATCAAATCTACATAAACATTAGAACCAATTATAATTATACTGTTGATGATTTTTTTTTCAAGTCTATCTAAGGTGAACGATTTACAAACATATACACCTATTGTTATATTCTTAACTAGTACATTGACTTCTATCTATATGAAACAGTGTATTCAATTGATAAAAAATACATTTTATCCACCATTACCACCGAAAGACCCTATTGTAGATTATTTACAAAAACAACAATCTAGATTCACTTCTTTCCAACATAACCCAAATAAAAATAAACAACTTCTTTCTGCATTCTATAATAAAAAAGAATTAATAGCCATTATGAATGACCCTCAAAATGAAGTAGAAAAGTCTTGGAAAACAAAAATCTTAATGGAATCTACTCCTCGTGGAAATATTATAATGAGTTATGATCCATTCAAATTTGGGTTTTCGTATTATTGCGATCAAAAGGTCATTCCTTATGATATTCTTAATGCAATGGCAATGAAATATACGAAACTATTTGAATGTTACGATTTTTTTAGTGATACAAAATATACACTCGACAACAAGAGTATATTATGGGATATTCATATTAAAGAGGAAAAGAAAAAAGAATCCAAAACAAATAATGATAAAAAAAATAGGTCATCTACAATGAAAGATGCTCCATTTATCAAAAGAAAACCTAAACCAGTGAAAGCCAAACCTAATCAAGAAAAGGAAAAAGAAGAAAACAAAAAAAAAGACCAAGAAGAAAAGGAAAAAGAAGATGTAAATCGTATTTATAATAAGTTTATTTACCTTGGTAAAGTTTCAAATTTTTCTTTTTTGAATAAACCACCTGTTATATCAAAGGCTTTCTTCTCTTCTCCTTATACAGAAATGTTGAATAAACAACAAGATTCCCAAAAGGAACGATTAAGTTATAAGTTGTTCAAGCAATCTCTCAACCAATCAACCTGACTGTGATTCTTCTTTTTTTTTCTTCCATTCCAAAAATCCATTTGATTTTTCTATTTGAAAAGACATCCCCAAATGATCCTTTGCAAGTTCGTATGCTTGTCGTTCTTTTTCAGTGAAAGTGTCTAAATAATCATTAGTTAACTTGCGTAATTGTTCGTCTAACATGCTATATGTATATGAAATTATATACATATAGATATCAATTTTTATGTTATTTCATTATGAAGATTACGACGCCCCAAAAGGAGTGTTTTGAGTATTCTTTGCAAAGGTTTTGTCATTATTTACACAACTGTCTTTTAATTTGGACAAGTATTCACCAGCAGTTATCGAAGTGAATGTGCTAGAAGGTTGAGTAACTACGCAACTTGGCGTTTTGGAGTTTGCACAAGTGCTTGTGTAGGTTCCTATATTACATTCACTCTTTCTCAAACTTTGCTGAGTTTTCTGTGATACTTTTTGAATTTGTTGTGATTGAGACCCTGTGTTGTTATTCACATCTGGTTTTACAGTTGTGTATGGTTGAGGCCTCCTTATCCATCTGTATCTGGTCATCATCATTCCTGTTGTTCCCATTGAACTAGATTTGACAACAGAACTATCATTCAAACAGTTAATAGTAGAGTTTTTTCTTATGGTTTTAATAAATTCCCCATTGGTTCCTCCATGTCCTCTTGGAACGGTTCCATTATGAGGGGTCTTGATAATAGTCCTAGATAAACTGGTTTGACCTACATATCCTTGACTTCGTCGTGTTCCATTTAATGAAAATCCAGTAGTAGTGCCAACACTCATATTATTATATTTTGTTTGTGTTTTTCGTTTTAACGTTGCTAGTGACATTTATACTATATAGAGATTTTTCCGACTAAATAATGAAATAATAAAGACCTTAGTTAAAGAAGAATAAAAGGCGTTTACCATTGCACTATATTATTACCTACTCTCACATAAGATTCCACTTGTAAGCCCGCATTCATAGATACATCATTTCCTACATCTAGACGGGAATTCATTGACGTATCACTAGACACAAACAATTTACTATTTAATGAAACATCATCATGAACTCGTAAAACACTACCAAAGCTTGCATCATTGGAAACAAATATGGTTCCACTTATATCCAAGTTCGCAGTTGCCAAAGAACTTAATTTATTTATTCCTACTTTTTCATTTACAATTGTTACAGATTCGACAGGATCTCCAACATTATTATTATTTCCGTCTTTAGATTGAATACTAATTAATCCTGTTTGGGTGTTCATTGACAATGTTGCATTAGATGTTGATGACCCATGGAAATTGATAGAATTACTCGAAATGTATAAAGAATGGAATGGTTTGCTTAGAGACCCAATATTTCCATTACCACTTGTTTGAGGAAGAATATCACCATCAACTGTTGTCGTTCCTTGTATGAATGTATTACCATCAACATTGAGATTTCCACCAAAAGATGCATCATTAGAAGCCTTTACATCACCATTAATTGATAAATCATTTGTGATGATGACCTCATAATTATTCACTGTTGTATTAATAGTCTCTGTTTGTTTTGCTTGGAACACGGCAAGATTACCTTTCACCACAAGATCACCACTAATATCAACGTTGTCATTCAATGAAACATCACCACTTACTGTTAATTTTTTATCAAACGTGGCATTTTCTGTAACACTTAAAGTGGAACCAAGAGTGGTGGCATTAGACACCTTCAATGTTTGTCCGATAGTTACTGCCTTGGTAACATCCAAGTTGCTGCTTAGAGTGGCATTATCAGAAACTGTCAAGGTGGAACCAAGAGTGGTTGCCTTAGACACCTTTAATGTTTCTCCTACAGTAGCTGCCTTGGACACATCCAAATTGCTGCTTAGTGTGGCATTGTTGGCTACAGTTAAGGTGGAACCAAGAGTGGTGGCATTAGACACCTTCAATGTTTGTCCGATAGTTACTGCCTTGGACACATCCAAATTGCTGCTTAGAGTGGCATTATCAGAAACTGTCAAGGTGGAACCAAGAGTGGTTGCCTTAGACACCTTTAATGTTTCTCCTACAGTAGCTGCCTTGGACACATCCAAATTGCTGCTTAGAG